GGTAATAATCAACAGTGATAATGCAAAGAGTCACAAGGGTATGGTTAAGTTACAGGGTATTATAAAGTACCCTAACGATGAGTTAATAAGAAGGGGTGTAAACGTTGGTGATAAGGTAGTGTTCTCCTATTGGAGTGAGTACGAGTTTAACATAGATGGTGAGACCTTATATAAGATGTCAACAAACGATATCTTGGCTGTAATATGATAGGATTATCTAGCGACATAAAACTAGCACTAGACACTGTAATAGAGGGTCTAGAGTACAGGTTCAATGATGATGACCTTCTCAATCCAGAGAAGATGCAGATTATCATGAAGTCTAAGGTGTCCTCATTCAAGTCGGCTAAGGATATACTAATGAGGTGGTCAGGTTCACCTAACGCACCTAAACATGAGATACTGGTAGAGTACGTTAAGGGTGTTATACACGCAGGAGACAAGGCTTTACTTACATTAAGACACGCACTTAGACAGAAGATTGACTACAAAGAGTTAGACGCAACAAGTCACAACCAAGCCATAGCAGCTAAGTCATTTATACTAGAGTCTGTATTTGACCTAGATAAGGCTTTGATTGATTTAAGAAATAAGCTAGAGGACGGTAACCTAGACCTTTCAGATAAGGAGTTTAAGCTAGGGTATCCTGAGGTCTTTGCTAAGAAGGCTAGCTACGATATAAAGAACTACTTTAAGGACTGGTATAACGAGGATACGGATGGTGTAAATATATGTCCACACTCTACAATAGGTGAGACTATAGTTCTACAGGACTTATCTATCACACTGCCAGAAGAGCCAGAGGACAAGACTAAGATACTATTCCACAACCTACCTCAGAAGGAGCAGCACTGGGTAAGACAGCAAGCACCAGAGGAAATTAACCCAGACAATGTAGAGCTCTGGGATGAGTTTATAAAGGAGGAGTACAGAAGACGTAGAGAGGGTGTATGGTTCTATAACAACGGAGAGGCTGTATATTTAACAGGTCATCACTACTTTGCATTACAGTGGTGTGCCATGCTGGATAACGGTGGCTACATGGACTTTAGGGTTGCACAGTTAAAGATGTTCTACCACATACAGGCGTGTATCACAGATAAGAGATGTCTGGGTCAGTTGTTTGTTAAGTCAAGACGTACAGGGTTTACGTACGCTGTACTATGTGTACTGCTTAACCAAGCTACTACAACACCTAACAGTAAGTTTGGTATGACCTCTAAGTCGGGGGATGATGTACAGGAGGCGTTTGATAAGATGTCATACATGTTCCTATCCCTACCATTCTATTTTAGACCCGTCGTGAGAGGTAAGGAGGATAGCCCTAACGAGCTTTTCTTTGGTAAACCATCTAATAACTCCAAGGAGGCTAAGAAGACTCGTAATACGGGCATTAAAGACTATTTAAACACTAGTATAGACCATAGACCAACTAAGAATGATTCATATGACTCGGTGAAGTTAGATGGGTACTTAGGGGATGAGGCTGCTAAGTGGATGAAGCCACATGACTATATCGTCCATTTAGGTATGGTAGCTCCAACAATGATGCCTAATGGGAAGGTTGTAGGTAAGGCTTACATAGGTTCAACTATGGGGGCTAGAGCCAAGGGAGGTGACCAGTACGTGGAGATGATAAACGGCTCTCAGGTTAGTAAAAGAAACAATATAACCAAGAAGACCTCAACAGGTCTTTATATGTACTTCCTACCTGCACAGGATAATATGGAGGAGTACACGGATAAGTACGGCAAGTGCCATGTACTTAAGCCAGAGGTTAAGACATACAACATATCAGGAGAACTCATAGAGAGAGGCTCTATTGAATACTTATTGGCTGTAGAGGAGCAGAAGAAGTCTCAGTCAGATAAGGCTCTTAACGAGCAGCTGAGGACGTATCCGAGGACGTTAGAGCATGCCCTTAGGGATGAAGAATCTCAGTGTGTGTTTAACATCAATAAACTATACGAACAGATTGACTACGACGCTACACTACCAGAGGAGTCTCTATACACTAGGGGTAACTTTAGGTGGAAGAGTGGTGTAGTTGACACTGATGTAGAGTTCTACCCAGATGATAAGGGTAGGTTTAAGATATCTTGGATGCCTTCAAAGGTGGACAATACAGAGGGTTTAAAGAACGCTGTTAAGAGGTTGGGTGAGAAGTACTACCCGCTTAACTTAGAGTGTGTAAGGTTGGGGTGTGACCCCTTCTCATTAAAGTCTACACACGGTAAGGGTTCAAAGGGTGGTATACACGGTAAGACTATTATAAATCCAGATGGTGGAGCACCCTCTAATAAGTTTGTGCTGGAGTATCTAGCCAGACCTACTGATGAGACCGTGTTCTTTGAGGACGTTATTATGTGCTGTAGGTTCTATGGTGCACCAATACTAGTGGAGTCTAACAGGATTGACCTGCTACGTCACATGAGAAATAGAGGGTATAGAGGCTTCTGTATGGATAGATTAGATAGACCTAAGTCTAAGCTAAACCCTAATGAGTTAGAGTACGGTGGTCAGGTGATGTCAGGTAAGGATATACTGGACTCACATATGAATGCTATAGGTCTGTGGGTTGAGAACTACGTAGGGGTATATAACAATGAAGAGCAGAAGGTAAGACCTCAGGGAGAGATGGGTGATATGCCTTTCGAGGAGACGCTTAAGGATTGGCTAGCATTCAACCCAGACAAGAGGACTGAGTATGATGCAACAATCTCTAGTGGACTAGCAATAATGGCTTGTCACACAGAGCGTTACAGAGGTAAAAAGGAGATAGTAAAGAGAATACACGTAAAGAGTCTATTAAAGAAATATAACAACAAGGGTGCGATAGGCAGCCAAGTAACAATGAAAAATAGTAATTATGCAAAATAAGGAAATGTTAACCAAGAGGTCTTACCCTAACCCTCTAGCACCAGATGAGGAGAAGATTACTGAAGAGTACGGACTAAGTATGGCTAAGGCTATCGAGTATGAGTGGTGGTACAGACCTAACGGTAGTATGTGTAACTTCTTAGACAAACGTCAGCAGTACCATAACCTTAGGCTATATGCCAGAGGTGAGCAGGACACTAAGCTGTATAAGGATTTAATTACAGGAGGTGATGAGGAGTCTTACAGCAACTACGACTGGAGACCTCTTCAGATTGTACCTAAGTTTGTAAAGCTGCTATCTAATCAGATGACTGAGAGGTTGTTTGATATAAAGGCAGACGCTGTTGATAAGTACTCCACAAACCTTAAGGAGGACTACAAAGCTAGTATACAAAGCCTTATGGACACCTTACCAACTATGAGAGCTGCAGAGGAGGCTCTAGGTGTTAGTGTTGTACCACCAAACGCTGATGATATTCCAGAGACAGAGGAGGAGTTGGATTTATATATGAAGCTAAAGTACAAGCCTGCTATTGAGATTGCAGCAGAGGAGGCTATAAAATATACACTAGAGCTTAACGACTTTGATGAGACCCAGTCTAGGGTTATAGAGGATGTAGCTACATTAGGTGTAGGTGCTGTTAAGCATAGAACAGACCCTAACAAGGGTATCGTCATTGACTGGGTAGACCCTGCAGATTGTGTACACTCTTATGCTAAGCACAGGAACTACAAGAAGGTACACTACTTTGGAGAGGTTGAGAGAATGACCGTCAATGAACTAAAGAGGCTATCTAATGGTAAGTTCTCAGATAAAGAGCTTCTAGAGATTGGGGCTAGTACAAGTGAGTGGAACAAGTACCACCAGACAGGGCAGTCTGATAACTTCAGAGAAAGTGACTTAGCTGGCAGCATGGTGGATGTACTACACTTCACATTCAAGTCTACAAAAACACTATCATACAAGAAGAAGTACACAGCTAATGGTGGCTTTAAGATGACTAAGAGGGAGAGTACCTTTACGAAGAAGAACAACGCCAAGGGGTTCGATGTATCTAAGAAGGTTATAGACGTATGGTACGAGGGTTCTTTAATACTAGGGACTGACAAGGTGTTTAATTACAAGCTTTGTGAGAACATGATTAGACCTAAGGGTTACCTAAATAAGACGTTACCTAACTACTTATTCTACTCACCAGACTTATACCAAGGTAGGACTAAAAGTCTTATTGGAAACATCATACCCTACGTAGACCAGATGCAGCAGATTCATATCAAGCTACAGCAGCTTATTGCTAAGTCTAGACCTAACGGGGTGTTCATTGATGTGGACGGCTTAAGTGAGATAGACATGGGAGACGGTAGCTTCTTGACACCGCTTGAGGTTATTAAGATTTACGATGAGACTGGTAATGTACTAGGTACTTCTAAGGACTACGCTGGAGAGTACAACCACGGTAAAGAGCCAATTAGAGAGCTAAAGAATGGTATAGTAGATGGTCTTGATAGACTAATCTCTGCATACAACCACTACCTTACACTGCTTAGAGATGCTATTGGTGTACCAGTGGGAGCTGATGCATCAACACCAAACCCTAAGATGGCTGTAGGTGTACAGGAGCAGTTAGCTTTAAACTCTAACACGGCTACTAGACATATACTAGATTCAGTACTTAATATTAGTGAGAGGCTTGGAGAGGGATTATCTCTAAGGCTTAAGGATATCTTTGAGTACTCGAACCTAAAGGAGTCTTACACAAACGCTATAGGTAGAGTTAATGTACAGACGTTAAAGGCTTTAAAGAACTACCACCTACACGACTTAGGTATCATTATAACCCTTAGACCAGATGCTCAGGACAAGCAGTACCTAGAGCAGAACATACAGGCAGCTGTATCTAAGGATAGTATAACAGTAGACGACGCTCAGGATATTAGAACCATATCCAACATTAAGCTAGCTAACGCACTACTTAAGACCAGAAGGGTTAAGAGGGATAAGCTTAAGCGTGAGCAGGAGATGCAGAAGATTGAGAAGAACAACGAAGGTCAGCTACAGGTTACTCAGGCAGCTTCACAGGGCAAGCAGCAGGAGATTCAAATTGCCACACAGTCTGAGCTTGCTAAGATAAAGGCTAAGACTGAGGGTAGGCTAGCTGAGATAAAGGCAGAAGAGGAGGCTAAGATGAGGTTGATGGAGAAGGAGTTCAACTACAACATGCAGATTAAGAGTGCTGAGACAGACCTAGCTAACGACCAGAAGAGGTACGACAATGACAGGAAGGATTCAAGACAGAGGGAGCAGAACTCAGCCACATCTAAGATAGCTGAGCAGAAGCAGTTCAATAAGCCTGCTATGAATTTTGAGTCAGCAAACGACTCAATATCTGGAAACATAGGTATGGAGGACTTTAACGTGTCCTAAAAAACGACCATACGCTTTTTTTCGTATATTTGCAAGTATAAATAGTTAAATAAAATATAAAATTATAACAGTATGAAAACAGGAGGATATAGAGACAATTCCAACTCAAGTATGGATATTGACTTAAGTGGAGAGGTACAAGACACGAGTGGAGAAGCACCTGCACCAGATGCAGTAGCTGCAGCAGCAGAGTCAGAACCTAGCACTCCAGTGATACAGGATACATCAGCTGAAATCCAAGAGACTGGACAGTTTGATGTTCCACCAACAGTAACTGAAACTGCATTGAATGCAGATGAGGATAAACGTTCTTTAAATACAGACTCTGAACCAGTCACTAATGAATTAAATGAATTAAGTAAGCCAGTAGTTGATAATGCTCCTGTCGAGATTAGTGAGGAACTACACCTTAAGTACCTAAGCGAGAAGCTAGGAAGAGAGGTGACAGGTTTCGATGAACTAATCAAGACCGAGAGTAATCCACTTGACTCTGACCCTTACTTGAAGGAGTTAGCTGAATGGAGAGACAAGACGGGTAGACCGATAGAGGACTGGATTAAATTTCAAAAGGATTACACCACAGTGTCGGACGCTGATATTGCAAGAGAGTTTCTGCAGATTGAGTTTCCCGAACTAACACAGGATGAAATCGAATTAGAAGTTTCCCAGAAGTTCTTATCATCGGAAGATGACTTTGACAACGAGATAGCGATTAAGAATCTAGAGCTTAAGAAATATGCGTCAAGGGGTCGTAAGGAGTTAAATAAGTTAGTTTCTGACTTAGGTAACCCCAATCCAGCTAATCTTACACCAGAGCACCAACAAGATTTAGCTATCGCTAAAGAGTACAAGGAACTGAAGGCTCAAAGCGTTGTAGACAATAAGGCTTACAACGAAACAATAGCCAACAGTGCTGCCGAGTTAAAGACTATTAAGTTGAACTTAGCAGAGAATGTATCTTTAGATTATAGGCTACCAGACAACTACTCTGGTGAGATAGTAAAAATGATACAGGAAGCCCCGCATTGGAAGAATGAGGATGGCTCTTGGAATCATCAAGCAATTGTTAAGGATGCTGCAATAGTGCAGAACATGGACAAGATGCTACAGCTAGCTTACGAGCAGGGGAGAAGTTCTGGAGCAGATACAGTAGTTCGAGAGACTAAGAACATTACCTTGGATAAGAGAGGCTCTAATGAGTCAGCTCTACCACAGGGTAACAGTGGAGTACAGATTGAAGGACTGGATAACTATTTAGGTAACAAGGGAATGAAGATTATCCGAGGTAGATAAAACAGATAAAAATAACATAGATAAATTTTATAACAATGGCATTAAATGCATCACCAAGTGCGAAGGTAACACCTACTTCTACTAAAGCAGTATTGAAGACTAACTACATCTCTTTATTTGATTATTCAAGTCAAGAAGCACCAGAAACTCACGACCAAATAGCTACCATTTATGGTAAGCAGTCTGTATCTGGAATGCTTTACATGCTTGGAGCAGAGGGTGGTTTCGCATCAGATAAGTATATATGGACTGAGGAAGGTCGTCTACACACAGTGTACAATGACGTAACTCGTTCTGGAAACGTATTCTCTAAAGCAGGGCACGTATTCCGTTTAAATGAAACAGTACATCTTTCGGATGGGGCTGTAAAACGTAGAGGTATCATTATAGCTGTGGATGACGCAGCAGGTACTTTTGAGGTAGCACCTTACAAATCAGCAGGTTTCACTGCTTTAGGTACAACAGCTATCACAGCGTTTGTAGATGGTTCTGAGTACCGTAAGGGTACTAATGGAGCTCAAGGGTCTTTAGAGACTGACTTCACAATCTTAGACAACAAGCCTATCATCTTGAAGGATAAGTATGAGGTTAATGGTTCTGACGCAACTCAAATTGGTTGGGTTAAGACATCTGCAGGAGGGTACTTATGGTACTTAGAGTCTGAAAAAGACACTCGTAGACGTTGGGAAGACAGATTAGAGACTTCTTTAATCTTAGGAGAGAAGGCAGAGAATGGTTCTGCTGCACAGGCTAACGGCTATGCAGGTACAGAAGGTTTCTTTGAAGCTGTTCGTAAGAGAGGTAACACATACGCAGGTATCTTATCTGACATTGATGACGTTGATGAGGTTGTGAAACGTTTCGACGCACAGGGTAAGATTCAAGACTACATGTTCTACTGTGATAGAGACCAGTCTTTAAATATCGACAACATGTTAGGAGCATTAAACGCAGGATACAGTGGCGGTATTTCTTACGGTATGTTTGACAACGACAAGGACATGGCTGTAAACTTAGGTTTCAAAGGGTTCACTAGAGGTTCTTATAACTTCTTCAAGACTGACTGGAAATTGTTAAATGACCCTACATTGTTAGGTTCAGTAGCAGCAGCAGCTGGTAAGATTCGTGGAGCTTTAATCCCAGTTGGGACTAAGGAGGTTTACGAAGGTGAGTACAACGGTAACGGTGGAGGTGAGAAAATCACTGTACCATTCTTACAGTCTAAGTACAGAGTAGCAGGAGCAGAGAATCGTAAATACAAAACTTGGGTAACAGGTACTGTAGGTGGGGTTTACACTGACGACGAGGATGTAATGAAAGTTCATCACTTATCTGAAAGAATGCTTTGTACTACAGGTGCAAACAACTTCATGTTATTTGAAGGAGCATAGTAATATAGTACTAATAGGGAGGGGCTTAAATCTCTCCCTATTATTTATTTCAATAGTAATTTAATCTAAATATAATACAATGGCAGTAGCAAAGAAGGTAGCCCCTAAGAGGTCTACAACAAAGAAGGTACTCACATCTAAGGAGTACAGATTAGCGGATGACCGTTCTGGTCTAGCTTTTATAATGAAAACAGGAAAAAACAAGAAGCTTTTAGTTTGGGATGATGAGCAGGGACTTAGTATCCCTATCAGACATTGTCCTAGCGAGAAGTCAATCTTTCTAGATAAACAATCTGACTATGCATATGTTGAGCCTATCATCTTTATGCACGGTAGTATTGAAGTACCTCGTGAGGCTCAGATAACACAGCAGTTCTTAGACGCCCACCCAGATAATGTAAAGAATGGTGGGACATGGTTTGAGGAGATTAATGAAGAGGCAGAGGCAGAGAATGATTTAGTATTAGATGAGATTAAGATTGACATCTACAACGCTGTTCGTGAGAAGGCGTTACAGGATGGAGGAGAGTATGAGTTAGAGGCTGTGGTAGCAGTGCTGGATAATGATGTACAGGGTGCGTCTATAATGAAGGTAAAATCTCTTAAGAGACGTATATACCAAGAGATAGAGGCAGACCCGTTCTACTTCTGTGACGACAATGGTAACGTTACAATCTTTGAGGATGACTACATCACACGTAAGTACTTTACTCTTAGAGCAATCAAGGAGTCAATCATCAAGAAGAGTAGCAACAACAAGTCTATGGTATGGGTAAGGGATGGCAAGGTAATTGTCTCAGCACCTAGAGGTATTGAGCTTACAGAGCACTTCGCAGAGTTCTTATCAACGGATGAAGGCATGCTAGTCTCTGAAGAGATTAAGAAGAGGAGTTAATAAACATTAAAACCATTTTACACCCTACAGTTAATCGCTGTGGGGTTTTTTATTGCTTCCTAATTTTTCTTATCTTTGTAACACTTAAAATACACACAATGATAGACACGATTTATAAAGTGCTGTTGACTATAATCAACAAAGAGAACCAAGGCTATATATCACCAGAGGAGTTCAATCTTATAGCAATCAATGTACAGAACGAGATATTTAGTGACTACTTCAAGGACGCTAATGAGTTTAAGAACCTACAGAATAGGGGGTTCACAAACAGAGGGTACGCTAACCTACCGCTACAGAATAGAGAGGATATAGGTGCGTTTGCTGCAACAGCTACCGGTACAGTAACCGCTGGGCTTGTAGACCTACCATCAGACATGTACGTAATAGAAGACCAAGGGGTTACGACCTCAGCAGGTATCTTGATAGATGAGGTGGAGAGGAATGCTATAGCTATTATGGCTAGGTCAGAGGTTGCTCCGACAGAGCTGTACCCTGTTTACGAGTGGTTTGGGAGCACTTTAAAGGTGTACCCTACTACTATTACCTCTGTTAATTTTAGGTACATTAGAAAGCCTCTAAACCCTAAATGGACTTACAACATCGAAGTGATGAATAATATAGGTAAGGAGATATATGACCCTTCTAATGCTTCATTCCAAGACTTCGAGCTAGACTCTTCAGAGTTCTACAACATCATACTAAAGATGCTTACCTACTTTGGAATCAACCTTAGAGAGCCAGAGGTGGTTAAGATAGCGGAGATAATGAAGGACAAGGATAACGTAAAAAACTAATATAGATGCCAGTAAATATAACACCATCAGCAGACTACTACGAGAACGAAGATTTACACGGTAGCTATCAGTATATAACACTAGAGGATATAGTAATCAACTACATGATGTCTACAGACGACGATGACTTTGCATCCAACGTCCCTAGGCACAAGGTGCTATTCCAAGCGAGGAGAGCCTTTAGAGAGCTCTACTTCGACGCAATACAGGAGGTTAAGGTAATATCCTTAGAGCTTAGTGACCAGCTCACTGTGACGCTCCCACCTAACTTTGTAAACTACGTAAGGATATCTTGGCTAGGTGATGACAACCTACTACGCCCAATGGCTTCTAATGGTTACACCAATATTGCTAGGGACTACCTACAGGGTGACAACTACGAGATACTGTTTGATGATGACGGCTGTGCACTACAGGATGATGTACAAGGCTTAGCAGAGTTGGCTGCAAGTGGTGACGGTAGTATGGTTAACTCCTACACATTCTGTGGGGATGCTTTTAACCCTAACAAAAATATGGCTAACGTATACTCTAATGGGAGCTACGTGGTGGATAAGAATAACGGTCTAATAAAGTTTGGCTCAGAGGTGTTCGGTAAGACGGTTGTCTTGGAATACATATCAGATGGTCTGTACACAGGCTGTGAGGGCTCAGCAGAGGTAGATTTAAAGATACATAAGTTCGCAGAGGATTCAGTGTACAACTGGATATACTGGAAGTTAATAGAGAGACGTAAGAACGTCCCTGCTAACGCTAAGGTTTTAGCTAGGAAGGACTGGTTCAACAGTAGAAGGATTTGTAAGAGAAGGATGAATACTATAAGACCTGCTGAGTTAAGACAGGTGTTTAAGGGTTCTAGTAGATGGTTCAAGGCTTAATAGTAATTAAAATTAAATAGAGTATGAAGATGTTAAACAGCAACATATGTTGCAAAGACTTAGATGAGGTAGTAGAGAAGGTAGGTAGAATAATAATACCTACTAAGGATAAGAAGTACAGAAGCTTACAGGTAGTAGTGTCTGGAGATGACAATGTTAAGGTAGGCGATGTTATATACGTCCCTATAGCCTCTGGAATTGACGTGAAGGTTGAGAAGGAGTTATACACCATTGTAAACGCTAGAGAAATTATACTAATATTAGACTAACAATATGAAGTTACAGAACACTTTTGTTCAGAGCAAGATGAACACGGATATTGACGAGAGGCTTCTGCCTAAGGGTCAGTATCCTGATGCGGTAAATATAAGGGTAGCCAATACAGAGGGTTCTGATGTAGGAGCTATAGAGAATGTCAAGGGTAATGAGAAGTTAACAGACCTTGGCTTGACTGATGCAGACACTATTGGTTCGTTTGCTGATGGTGCAGCACAGAAGCTGTACTGGTTCATAGCGTCTGACACAAGAGATTTAGTGGTGGAGTATGATACTCAGACTACTGATGTTAATATACTACTAGACTCCACTAACCCAGACGGTGTACTAAACTTTAGTAAGGACTACCTTATAACAGGGGTGGTAAAGATAGTAAATGGGGATTCGGATAGGGACTTACTTATATGGACTGATGATTTAAACCCACCAAGGGTTATAAATATTAAGAGGGCTAAGGATGTATATACTACAGCAGACAGCTTTGATGAGCAGGACATATCCTTAATAAACAGAGCACCTAGATACGCACCAGATGTAACGTTAACCTACACAGCTTCAACACAGGAGAACGAGCTGGTTAATAAGTTCTACAGCTTCGCATACAGGTACAAGTACTTAGATGGTGGTAACTCACCTCTATCTTCGTTTACTAACTACAAGTTTGCACCGTCTAATTTTGATATGGACTACCAGACTATGGAGAATAGGGGTATGTCTAACAGCTTTAACGCTGTCAAGATTGATTTTAACACAGGAGACTACAAGGTAACAGACGTAGAGTTGGTTTACAAGGAGTCTGGTTCTAACACTGTCTTCCTTATAGAAAGCTTCAACAAAGCTGAGGAGTTATGGGATGATAACGTAACAAAGGACTTCACGTTCTCCA